AAGGATTCGGCCGAGCCCGTCCAGCGCTACGACGTGGCCCCGCTCTTGCGCAGCTACCGGACGCCCGAGGGGTACCTGCTCGCTGAGGGGTACGCCGGCCGGGCGGGGGTCCTGGCATACAAGCGGGCGGACGGGGGCGTGAGGTACGAGCTCATCCCGCCCGACGAGCTGTTCCGGCCGGATTCACTGGCCACCCTCGGCAGGAAGCCGGTGACGTTGCAGCACCCACTGAGGGACGGGAAGCCGGTACAGGTGGATGCGTCCAACGTGGGCGAGTTCGGCGTGGGCGACGTGGACGGTGAACTGTTCGAGGACGCGGGAGGGTTCGTCCGGGTCAAGGTGGCCGTCCGGCGCAAGGACGCCGTGGACGCCATTGAGTCCGGGATCGCCCGCGGTCTGTCGCAGGGGTACACCTGCGACCTGGACGAGACGCCGGGCACATGGGAGGGCCAGGCGTACGACGCCATCCAGCGCAATCGCAGATACAACCATCTCGCACTCTGCGGGATGGGCCGCGCCGGGGCAGACGCCCGGCTACGGATCGACGATCAGGAAGTGACCATCGACGGGCCAGAGTGGCCCATCAACGAGGAGAGGAAAATGGACAAGCCCACCGCCAGTGTCGAGATCAGCGGCGTGCGTCACGACGGGCTCGATCCCGCGCTGGCGCAGGCCATCGGCGGCGTGATCTCCGAGCGGGACAGCGCCCGGACCGACGCAGCGACCCACAAGGCCCAGTACGACGCCCTCAAGAAGCAGTACGACACCATGGCCGGCCAGAAGGAGACCATGGACGCCGAGATCAGGGCACTCAAGGGCCAGATGGACGAACTGAACGCCAAGATGGTCGCCAACCAGAAGAAGATGGAGGAGGCCACCAAGGGCGACGGAATCGACCCGGCCGCGTTCAAGGCCCGGCTGGAGCTGCTCACCGTGGCCGGCAAGCTCGGGGTCGAGAAGGCCGACGAGATGGACAGCGCCGGGCTGCGCAAGGCCATCGTGGCCGCGCACAACGTCGACATGAAGATCGACGACAAGTCGGAGGACTACATCGGCGGGGCCTGCGGCCTGATCTGCGAGTCCGTGCTGAAAGCCGACGCCTCGCACGCCGACGCCGCAGCGCTGGCCGCAGGGCTCGTGGGTGGCAAGATCATCCCGCCCCGGAAGCCCGACCAGGAACGGGCGGACGCGATGGCCGAGTACAGGAAGACTGTCTACGGGGACTGATCCCCGGGCGCCCAGGAACATGGATTCCGGGCCTCGCCCGGAGGAGGAAGGACATGCAGACCACTTACGAGCAGAGCGCAGATCGCCCCCTGCCGTTCGGCGCCATCGCCGACAGCGGACTCCGGGACACGATCAGTGCCATCAACAGCAGCCCCGGTGCCGCGCAGGTCGACACGGTCACGGTCACGAACTACGTGGCCGCCAAGACCCTGACCTGGACGATCGACGGGGTGGCGTTCTCCTACGCGATGACCGTGGCCGATGCCGACACCACGGGCGTCGCTGTCAGCCTCGTGGCGCAGCTCCAGGCCGATCCGATCTTCGGTGGCCGGTTCGTGGCGACCTCGGCGCTCGGGGTCGTCACTCTCACCGGCCGCTTCGCCGGTGTCGGGTGGACCCTGGTGAGCACGGGCACGTGGATCGCCGACTTCACGGTCGCGAATGTCACGGCCAACGCCACCGGCGCCGTGCTGCCCTACGGGCGGCTGGTGCTCGACGACGGGCAGATCACCGGAGCGGCCGACTCGAAGTGCATGCTGGGATCGGCCGCCAACATGACGGCGAAGGTCGTGGTGCTGACCCCGACCGCAGCGGCCACCACGATCTACTCCGTAGACATTCTGTGTGAGGGGATCACCTACACCGCGCAGTACGACAGCACCCTGGGCGCCACGCTGGCCAACATCTGCGCCGCGCTCGTGGCCGCGATCAACGCCATGATGCCCGTGCAGTCGGTCATCGCTTCCGGCGGTGTCACCGAGGTGACTCTCACGGCGGAGCTGGCCGGCCTGACCTTCTCGGTCTCCTTCGGCGGAGACGTGGGTTCGGCCGCGTGGACGAGGACCGATACCGGCCTGATCACCGACGACGTGAACGAGTGCACTCTCGGGATCGCTCTCCGCAGCGACTCGATCGAGACCAACTCCGAAACCGCTCCGGGCTACCCGGCGAACCGGGTGTGCTCGATTCTCAAGCGGGGTCGGGTTGTGGTGCAGGTGCCCTCGGCGATCACGCCGACCCTGGGCGTGTGGGTCCGGCTGGCCAACGCCACCGCCACGAGCCCGCTCGGCTCGTTCTGGGACACGGACGCGGCCGACTGCGTGAGGCTCGATGCCCGGCGCTTCCGCTGGGTGCGCGGCGCTTCCGCCACCCGGGCGATTCTCCAGGTCAACGCCGACTGAGCCTGACGGCCACGGATACCCGGTGAGTCCGGGAGAGGAGTGAGATATGACGAGTAGATTCGTGAGCCGCACCGACAGCGAGCGGCTGGATACCGACATCGGGGCCGGCGGAGGCGTCTGGTTCTCCCGGCAGCTCGAGATGATCGAGCAGCGCATCCTGAGGGCGAAGCGACCGCCTCAGAACGGGCTGGCCTATTTCGCGGTCAAGGGCGACGTGCCCGAGGGCGCCGAGACCTTCACCCGCCGCATGTACGAGCACACCGGCCAGGCGAAGATGGTGGGCTCCTACTCCGACGATCTCCCGTCGGCACATGTGTCCGCCATGCCCGAGGAGTCCGTGAAGCTCAAGAGGGTCGGCGCGTCCTTCTCGTACAACATCGACGAGTTGGCCGCCGTGGACATGGCCCAGCGCAACGGCCAGACGATCGATCTGCCCACCGAGCGGGGCATCGCCGCCCGGACGATGATCGAAGAGAAGCTCAACGACGTCGTCTGGAACGGCAGCGCCGAGGCCGGCCTGTATGGGGTGCTCAACCACCCGGGCGTGCCCAGGCTCAACCTGCTCGTGGCTTCGACCGCGGCACACGACACCGTGTTCGCGGCCGTGGCGGGCGCGTTCCAGCAGATCAAGTCCAACACGCGCGGTGTGGAGAAGCCCAACCGGATCATTCTGAGCGAGAAGGTCTACAACCTGCTCCAAGTGAAGCTCCGGACCAACACGGACACCACGTTGCTCGACATCCTGGCGAAGTCCGTGAACATCCCGCGCACGAACATCCTGGATGCGTGGGAGCTGGACGCTGCTGGCGACGGCGGGTTCGATGCCATGATCTGCGACCGCAAGGACGAGCTGGTGATGGCGCACGTCATCTCCGTGCTGTTCCGGCAGGAGCCGGTCGAGCGACAGAACTTGAGTTACAAAATCAACTGCACGGCGAAGAGCGGCGGGATGATGGCCAGCTACCCTCACGGGATGCTCGTCGCCAGCTTCAGCAACGCACTCTGATCCGGGCTGTGACGCGCTGACCCCGGCGCGGGCTTGACGGCTCGCGCCGGGTCGCACAATTCAACATGAGGAGCCACATCATGCACGAGCAGAAGCGCCAGGGGACGGACGGTCCCCGCAATGATACCCGGACGGTCATCGTCCTGAACGCAGACCCCTTCCTCCGCACGATCGTCTTGCCGGTCCCCGACGGGGCGCCGTCGCGGTCGGTCTCGATCCCGTCCGCGAAGGTGGACGGATTCCGGGCGACGACTCCGGGGCAAGCCGAGATGCCGATCGCGGACTGGGAGGCGATCAAGAATCACCCGTCTGCGAAGGTGCTCGTGAAGCGGGGCACGCTGTCCCTGCTGGCCGAGTGACGTGGCGACCCGGGACATGCTCAAGCGACTCGTGCCAGCCATGGCTGCGCTCGCTGACGCAGTGCTCGACGGGTGGATCGCCGATGCCGTGACCGAGATGAACGTCGAGGAATGGCCAGCGCTGGTCTACCCCCGGGCCGCATGCTACCTCGCCGGACATCTGTACCTGCGGGCGCAGGCGTCCGCTGGGGCGGGGCAGGGCGTGGGAGCCGTGACCAGCGAGGGGGCGGGTGGGATGTCCCGGGGGTACGGTTCAGTCGCCAGCTCGACAGCGGACGCCGAATACATGACCACCGCTCCGGGTGCCGAGTACGTCCGGCTCAGGAAGGCGCACATCTGTACCCCGTATCCGTGGAGTCCTGACGCCACGTTTGCGTTGCGATGAAGTCCGGCGTCACCGACGACCGGAAGGAGTGGGACCGGGTCCGGGAGCTATTCCGGGGGATCTCGGATGCCTACGTGTCGGTCGGGCTGCACTCGGACGCCGAGCCCTATGAGCGAGGCCAAGGGGCAGCAGCCAACGTGGCACAGATCGCCTCGTTCCACGAGTTCGGGACGGCCCGCATTCCGGCCCGGCCGTTCTTTCGACCGACCATTGACGGCAATCGAGCCAAGTACGCGGACATCATCCGCAAGGTGACCGGCAAGCTCCTGGACGGCAAAATGAAGCTGGCCCAGGGGCTGACTCTGATTGGGATGCAAGTCCAGGCGGACGTGCGGCAGGCCATCGTGGACCTGAAGGATCCGCCGCTGGCCGAGTCGACGCTGAAAGCCAAGGCTCGAAAGGCCCGCGGTACGTTCGCGGCGTACGCCCGCAAAGCTGGGCTGAAGGGTAAGGAGGCAGCGGCAGACGCTAAGAGGCGAGAGGATGAGTATGTGGCCTCCGGGGCCAACCCGCTAATCGATACCGGCCACATGCGGCAGTCGGTAACCTACAAGGTGACGATCAAGGGCAAGGGCGAATGAGCATCCTGGGCGAGCAAGCCGTGACCCTGACCCGGTACACGTCATGTACCGTCGGGACGGACGGCCGGGGCGCGCTCGCCGGGGGAACGGCCACGACGATCATGGCCTCGATGCAGCCTCCGACTGACCGGCAGTTGCAGCGGCTGCCAGAGGGCCTGCGCCAGAGGGTCACCCTGATGGCCTACACCGAGGATGCCTTGCGCACCACGGACCATATGACGGCGCTGCCGGGTGATCGAATCACCTACCGCGGGGAGACGTACGAGGTGGGCGACGTGAAGCACTGGCCGACCGCTGGCCCTCTCCCGCACTACGAGGCCGCTCTCACGCGTGTGGACGAGACGGGCGGAACGCCCTGATGCCGAGCGTTGCCTCACCACGGGAGCAGATCCTCCAGGCCGTGCGGGCCTGGGTGAAGTACTGCACGGGCCTCGCCGATGCCAAGGTGCTCGTGGGCGGGAACGCCGCCCCGCGTCCGGCCATGCCCTACGTGGTGGTGACATCGCTGCTCCCCGGCTCGCTGGTCGGGACGAGCGAGCGGGTGCTCTCGCTGGACGACGATCTCGATCTGCTCGAGAACACCGTGGGCGATTTCCGGGGCTCGGTAAGCGTGGACGCCTTCGGGCGCACGGCTTCCGACCTCGTCGCAGCAATGCAGCTCCGGATCGAGCACTCGCTGGCCCAGGCGGTCCTGACGCCGTACGGGGTAGGGATCTCGCAGATCCTGTCAGTTCGCAACGCACTGGACCTGAGGGACACGCTGTACGAGGAGCAGGCAGGGATGGACCTCGAGGTGGTCTATCGCCTGGACACCCCGCCGGTGGACGCACCGGCCGCGCTCATCATCGGATGGGACGTGACGATCGAATCATCGGCCGGGGACCTCGAGGTGACCGGCGACGAGACACTGCCAGTGCCCTTGGGGCTGGTACCATAGGAGCAGAGGAATGGCCGTCGTGATCGACCTCAAGGACACCGCGATCAGCATCACCGTCAACCTGTCGGGCATCCCGGCAAACGAGGCGGGATTCGGCACGGTGCTGTACGCCTCGCCATCGGTGACCCCGGTTGGGGCGAATCTCATCGACACCTACACCTACGCCACGCACACGACTGCTCTGGCGGCTGCAGTGACTGCCGGCGCACTCACGCAGGACGTGGCGGACGACATCACGGCGGCCTTCGCCCAGAGCCCGCATCCGACGACGATCAAGGCCGGGGAGCTGCCCGTGCTGGCGAGCCCGTCCACTCTGGCCGTCGACCTCGCCGCTCTGGCAGCCGAGGACAACGACTGGTACGGCCTGGTGATCGACCTCGACACCTGCGCTACCGCGGCGATCAAGTCGGCGAACATCGTGGCCGCGGCCGCGTGGGTCGAGAGCCAGATGAAGGTCTGCGTGTGCCAGACGGACGACGTGGACGTCTACAATCCGGCGCTGGACACTGACCCGTTCTCCCTGGAGCAGGCGCTCGCACACGAGCACACGGCGGGCATCTGGTCGCAGCTCATCGGAGGGCCTCCGGGCACGACCGAGCAGCCGAGCGATCTCTGCGCAATCTGCCGCTGGCTCGCCTTCGATCCGGACCTGATCTCCGCGCCGTTCCGGGCGCAGGTCGGGGGCCAGATCCGTTGCAGGATCAGCGCGACCGGGATCGACCTCTCTGCCGCTGAGATCGCGGCGGTCAAAGCCAAGAACGGCAACGTGCTGCAGCTCTATGGCTCGGCCGCCGCCTTCCTCGACGAGGGGATCAATTTCGCCGGCCGGGCCTTCGAGGAGGTGCTCTCGGGTCACTGGCTGGAGAGCCGCATCCGGTCGGACATCGCCACGCAGGCCGTGGCCGTGGCCAATCGGGGCGAGAAGTGGCCGCTCAACGAGGTGGGCGCGGCCTACCTCGCCGCCATCGTGAATAGGCGCTTGCAGCAGGGCGTGAATGCCAACCACTTCGAGAGCTTCACGCCGGGCAGCTACACGATCAACACGACGACGAAGACGATCACCTACGCAGCCAGGGCGCTCTATCTCGACAACGCTATCGCCTTCAGCGTGACGGTGAACTTCGATTGAGGATCATGGGTCTGATCGACCCGGAGGTATGACCCATGTTCAACATCGCGAGCAGCTACAACTTTTCCCGGGTGGTGCTCACCGTCGGGGGCTACCCGATCGGCGGGTACGGGGACGACGGAGGGGTGTCGATCGACTACGCGGGAGACGACGCCACCATGACCCAGGGGGCAGACGGAGAGGTAGTCATCAACCAGCTTCCGAGCCAGCCCGCCACCGTGACCGTGACACTGAAGGAGGTGTCGAAGTCCAACGCCATCCTGGCGGGCCTGCGGGACATCCAGCGGGCGTTGCCGGTCGGCTACGTGCTTCCGTTCCTCCTGCTCGATCCGAGCACCGGCGAGTCGCTGGCGTGTGCGCAGTGTGCTTTCGCCAACCGGCCCAACGTCTCGAAGACCAAGGAAGCGGGAGAGCGGGAATGGCACCTCCTGATCCCCCATCCCGTCTACGTGGGCGCCACGCTCTGAGGTATGATCCATGTGGGAGACCACGATCCAGAACGATGACGGAGTGGACGTCCGCTACCAGGCGGCGCAGCACCCGGGCACAGAGGGGCTCCGGCTGGCGCAGCGGCTGTTCGCTGTTGCCGGCCCTGCCCTGGCTCCCCTGCTCGACACCGCCCGGAGGAGCGGGCTGGATGCTGAGATCGACCTCGGCGGGATCGTCTCGGCACTGGCCGATGCGGCCTCGTCCGTGGACGGCCCCGCCCTTGTCGGAGACCTACTCCGCTACGTGGTCCGGGACGGGGTTCCGCTGCGCAACACCGGGGCGATCGACGTTGCTTACGGCGCCAACTATGGCGAGCTGGCCGAGGCGCTGGCGTGGATCGTCGAGCGCAACGGGTTCGCCCGTTTTTTCTCACGGCTGGCCGCCCGCGCCGGGGCGAAGATCGGGGGCTGAAGGTCCCTGAGTCCGCCTCCTGCTTGTGGGCCAGCCTGCCTCCGGAGGAGCAACGGCTGCATGCTCTCTGGCTGGCCGCTCAGGGCCGGGCAGTGCTCACCATGAGCGAGATCCGCGGGTGGTCAGTGGGTGAGATTCTGATGGCCGAGGACGCCATCGAAGTGCAACGCCTCGTCGACGAGGCCAACCGACCCGAGCCGAGGGGCAAATGATCATCCGAAATTTGCTCACCAAGTTCGGCTTCAATGTCGACTCGGCCAAGCTCGCCGAGTTCGACAAGTCGGTTGATCGCGTTAAAGGAAACCTGACTCTCGCCACCGGAGTGCTCGCCGGGATGGCCGCTGCCGCTACTGGTCTCGCCTATGCCTTCAAGGGCGCATTCCTCGACGTTTCCGTCCAGTTCGAGAAGTTTCAAACCATCCTCGAAACCACCGAGGGCTCCCAGCAGGCCGCGAAGAAGGCCATGGACTGGGTTGCCGACTTCGCAGCGTCTACGCCCTATGAGCTTGCCCAGGTCACTGACGCCTTCGTGAAGCTCCGATCCTATGGCATGGACCCCACCGATGGTCTTCTCAGGACCCTTGGGGATACAGCGGCCGCCATGGGGAAGGATGTGATGTCTGCGGTGGAGGCCGTAGCTGACGCTGCCATGGGGGAGAGCGAGAGACTCAAGGAGTTCGGGATCAAGGCAGCAAAGACCGGAGCCACCATCGCCTACACGTACACCGACAAGGCGGGGAAACAGCGGGTAGCCAAAGCAAAGGCTACCAGCAAGGATGAGATTCAGGCTACTCTGGCGGCCATCTGGAACGAGAAGTACGGCGGCTCCATGGATCGTCTCAGCAGGACCTGGGGCGGAATGATGTCGAATGTGGGCGATCAGTGGACGAAGTTCGCCAAGATGGTGATGGATGAGGGTCCGTTCGACTTTCTCAAGGGCGAGTTGAGTAACATCCTTGGAGGGATCGATGATGCTGCAACTTCGGGGGAGATGAAGGCTGCTGCAAAAAAGCTAGGGAAGAAGATCACCGAGATCCTGAAGGTAACAGTCAAGGCAATCAAGGATCTTGTCAGGTGGGGTCGTGAGTTATATGCCACGATCAATCCGATGATTCAGAGAATGGGCGGCTGGGAGGTGACGCTGAAGCGGATCGGGACGGCCCTGCTCGTGGCATTCGCTGTTTCGACCCTGCGCAACGTACTTCTCATGGGCCAAGCGTTCATTGTTGCAGCAAAGTCACTGGCTGTGCTCGCAGTTAGTGCCATTCCCATGTACCTCTGGGCGGCCGCTATCCTCGCCATTGCTCTCGCTGTCCAGGATCTCTGGGTATATGCGCAGGGAGGAGACAGCGCCATCGGTCGATTTTTCGAGCACTTCAAGGGCCAGGAAGGCATTATCGGGGGTATAGTCAGGAAAATCATCAAGCTACAGGATGGTTTGTCGGCACTCATGGATGTCAACCTTGGCGAGCAACGAGTACGCATCATCCCAGACGACGAGGGCACAACCTGGCTCTGGGAGATCCAGCAGATGCCGGGCCGGATCAAGGACGCCTTCATCGAGTTCGGCGAGTGGCTCGGGACGTGGGCCGTCCGGGCGTGGATTGGCCTCCGGGACTCGGCGATCGACGCGTTCGATGCCATCTCGGCCGCCATCCGGTCGGCCCTCGGGAGCGCCCTGACCTGGGCATCGGACCGGGTGGGCGATCTCGCCTCCGCCCTCGGTAGCCTGCGCGGTGCTCTCGGCATCGGATCCGCTGCCCCTTCGCCGTCCTCCGGGATCTCGCTTCCATCTATTCCCATCCCTGCTCCATCCGCCGGATCGTCCATGTCGCAGTCGAGCACCGTGGACGTGGGCGGGATCTCCGTCTCGGTGGCCGGCTCCAACGCCAGCCCTGAGTCCATCGGAGAGGCCGTGGCAGACGCCATCGGCGGCGTGGTACGCCGTGCCCGCCTCGGATTCGCGGGGGGGGACGCCTGATGGCCGAGGTGATCGTCAAGACCGGGCCATCGCTCACCACCGATCTCGGCGGGACGATCCTCGTGCTTGATGCCTCGATGTCGCAGGGCCACCAGCGCAGCGCCATCGTGACCGAGCACCCCATCGAGGACGGGGCCGACATCACGGACCACGTGCGCCCCGGGCCTGTGCGGCTCACGATCGATGGGGTGATCTCCGCAACCCCGGTGGGCGACGAGCTGGCCTTTCCGGGTCGCGAGATCGACGCGTGGACCGTGCTCGAGCAGGTGATCGAGGAGGCTACGCCGGTCACCGTGATCACCTCGCTTCGGGTCTATTCGTCGATGGTGATCACCGCGCTTTCGACGATTCGGGCCCGTGGAGAGCAAGCGATCTTCCCGCAGATCGAGATGCAGCAGATATCGATCGTCTCGGCCGCCACGACGCTGCTGCCCGCGGCGATCATCAAGAAGATACCGCAGAAGGCGAGCGCCCCGGCGAAGGCGGACGTGTCCGCACAGTCGACGAAGGAGGCGACGGCAGCGGAGGCAGCGTCTACCCGGCAATCCCTCCTCTCGCTGCTCGCCGCTGGGCTCGGGGGCTGACATGCGAGTCTTGCGCTGCTTCCCCGACCTCCCGAGCCACACGCAGACGGTAGAACTCGATGGCTCCCGGTACGTGCTGACCCTGACGTGGAGAGCTCGAACCGAGGCGTGGTACGCCAGCATCGAGACCGAGACCGGGACGCCCATCATCACGGGCGTCCGTCTCGAGCCTGGGTGCGACGTGCTGCGGCTGGCCGATCCTGCGTTGACGCCTCCCGGCCGGCTCCTGGTGATCGATGCCAAGGGCTGCGGGCAGGCAGCGACCCGCTCTGTGGTACAGCTCCGACTAGCCGGCCCGGCGAATGGTGTGCTTGCCGGCGGATCGGTGATCACCGACACGCTCGGTCAGGAGTGGATTCTGGCGCAGACGTTGGTGAAGATTGGGGGCACAGTTCAATTCGCCGAGGCGGTCTCGGCCGAGTACGGCGCCATCGAGGCGGAATCGGCTACCGTGACGGTGGATCCGTGGGGTGGAGTGTCCGTGACCAACCCGGGTCGGGCAGTTCCAGGGGTCCCAAGGATTCCGATTCTGCAAGCCGACCTCGGTGTGTCCGCCCTGCTGGTCTACGTGGCCGAGGACGAGATCCCGGACCTGACGCCCACAACATGGGCCGCGCTCACGGAGTACATGGAGGGCGCCAGGGTGCTCGAGGACGACATGATCTACTCATGCACGACCGGAGGGATATCGGGTGAGGTGGCGCCCGAGTGGCCCACCACGACCGGAGAGGACGTGACCGACGGATCGGCCGGATGGGAGTGCATCGGAGCGTCGGACGAGCCATCGTCCATCGTGGTGGTGTGATGGCCCAGATCGGACGGACAGTGCGTGTCGAGGTGGGACTGGCCGGCGGGCTCGCCCGCTCGTGGGATGGGCTTCGGACCGCCTTTTCCGTTGAACGGACGTCGACCCGGGCGCCAAACTCGGCAAAGGTAACGCTCTACAACCTCTCCAGGGATTCGGCCGCCTGGTGCCGCCGTCCCGGGCAAGTGCTCCGGCTGTCGGCCGG